ATGGCAGAGAAGCGGGATGGCGGGGCGCGGAAGGCCAGTCGGCTCGAAGGTCGCGACGGCGCTATCTGGCGCGCTTATACGATCTATCAGCGCACGATGGAAGACATCGGCGAAGAGTTTCAAATTTCCACCATGCGCGTCAGTCAGATCCTTGCGGATGCGCGCGCCAGTATCCCGACCGTGGACATGGACGCGATGCGTCAAGAGTCCATCGACTTGTACCGTGAGTTGCAGCGGCGCGCACTGGAAATCGCAGATCTCGTGCCGGCTCCCGTGTTCGTTGGCAAAGACGGTAGCATCGCGTACGACGACAACGGGGAGTTGGTGCGCGACTACACTGGCCGGCTACGTGCGATCGAGACAGCGGCCAAGATGGGCGAGCACACGCGCAAGCTCATGGGCGTGGACAGCGCGATCAAGGCGGAGATCTCCGGCGCCATCAAGTATGAGATTGTTGGCGTTGATCCGGAGGAACTGAGCTAGACAGTTCACATCTGAACTGATAGGCTTAGCGTATGCCGAGACACAGTAAGGAGCAGCGCGAAGCTGCTGCAATTCTGGACAGCAAGCACCGACTTCGCCGCGGTCAGAGTTTCGTGGAGGGGACGCGAGCGGAGATCGAAGCGCAGAAGGCAACGGCGGCTGAGCGCCAGCGGTTGGAGCGCGAGAGCAAGTAGCAACAACGAGTCGGCATCCACTGGGTGCCGGCTCTCTTTCTATGCTGTCATGGGAGCGCTCCCATTCGCGCGCACAGAAAAGCCCCAGTTGCCCGGGGCCGCACTGCTCAAAACCAGCAGTACAGGTGCTTCTCCTGTCCTCCGAAGTGCACTGCGTACGCGTGGTCCATGTCCGTGAGGATCTTCTGGTTGCTCTCCGGAACCAGGTTGAACCGGTCGTCCGTGCGCGCGAGGTGGATGAGCGCTTCCGCGATCTGAGTCGGCGTGTAGTCGACCTGCTCCGCGAAGTCCACCACCGACATCCACTCGCCGGCTTCGTGTGACTTCCGGTAGCTTGCTTTGATCTGCTTCGCGATCTGCGTCTTCGTCATACCTAAATTGTAGCAGTGCGAATCTGCACTGGCAAGCTCTGTGCAGTATCTCACATCAGTGGAAATATGAACTGATGACGTGTAGTCTAATAACGTGAATGAGATGCAGAAACGCAAAGCGGAGCGCGCCGAGGCTGCGGCGCAGCGCGAGTCGGAGTTTCATCTCACGGCTCAGCGCAACGCCATCGGTGGCTACATCGGATGCGACGGGCCGGGCTGCTGGGCTTTGATTCGGAGCATCACGGACATGAACCGTGCCCACAAGATCCAAGGAGTCTGACGATGGCGAAGCGTAAGGACATCACTAAGGCCGCACTTGAGCAGGAAGCTCGCGAGGTGGAACTGGCCGGCCGGAGCACCATGACAAAGGAGGTGATGGCGTACGCGCTGAACGACATGGAGCTGAACACCAGGCTAGCGCGCTTTTCGAATGAGCCGGGCGACCCCGCTGACCTCACGCCGAAGCAGCGCCGGCGAGTGACGCAGAAGATGAACCGGCAGAAGTAACAGCAGAAGTAGCGGCAGCGCTAAAGAAACCTTTCTTTACAGTCAGGAGGGACGAGATGGAGACCGACAAGCAACGCCAGCAACGCAAGCGCCGTGAAGCGCGCGAGGCAGCAGCGGGCGCTCACGGCGTGAGCTTCGAGGATGAACTGGGGCGCGGTTACGCGCACATGACCGACGAAGAGGTGGCAGCCGACATCAAGCGTCACTATCGACCTTCCGGCGAATAGATCTACACTGGCCCCCATCAAGCGATGGGGGCCAGATCTATGCCTGCACAGGTGGTGACACGGTTGGAGCTGCGCGGCGCGGCCAGACAGCTACTACGCGAGCGCGGCGGCGAGGTGCTGATCGCCGGCCCGGCGGGCACAGGCAAGAGCTACAGCGCCTTGTGGAAATTGCACATGATGTGCATGAAGAACGGCAAGTGTTCGCGGCTGTGCTTGGAGAAGCACGAGCACCACACCACAGCCCTACGCGCGCTCATGGTGCGCAAGACCCTCGTGTCGCTGTCCAGCACGGGCGTGGTGACCTACCGGGAGCACGTGGCCAAGGAAGCCATCGAGCAGGGGTTGGTGCAGTTCTACGGCGGTAGCCGTGAGGAGCCTGCTCAGTACCGGTACAACAACGGCAGCAAGATCATGCTCGCGGGCATGGACAATCCCACTAAGGTCATGTCATCGGAATTCGATGTGATCTTCGTGCAGGAAGCAACCGAGCTGACCCCCACCGATTGGGAGAAGTGCACCACACGGTTGCGCAACGGGCGCACCTCATTCCAGCAACTCATCGCGGACTGCAACCCCGAACAGCCGGATCACTGGCTCAAGCTGCGATGCGACGCCGGTACCACCAAAATGCTGTACGCCAAGCACACGGACAATCCCAATCTCTTCACCGTGGATGCCACCGGTCAGTACACGCCCACAGTGAAGGGGCAGGCGTATCTCGACAAGCTGAACAAGTTGACGGGGGTGCGCAAGCTGCGGTTACAGGGCGGTATCTGGGCGGCGGCGGAAGGCGTGATCTTCGATGAGTTCGATGGCGCCATGCACGTCAGCAACCGCAAGCGCCTGCCGCGCGATTGGGCGCGAGTATGGGGCATCGACTTCGGATACACCAATCCGTTCTGCTGGCAGCAGTGGGCGCGTGATCCGGACGGACGACTGTGGCTGGAGCACGAGATCTACCGCAGCAAGCGCACCGTGCGCGAGCACTGCGCGCAGATCATGCAGGTGGTGACCATGCAAGACGGCGTGACGTGGAAGTACCCGCGCCCGGAGTTCATCGTGTGCGACCACGATGCCGAAGATCGTGCCACGTTCACCAAGGAGCTGGGGCTAGTGACGCGCGCGGCCAAGAAGACGGTGAGCCCTGGCATTCAGGTGACGAAGCAGCGCTTCACGCTCGCCGGCGATGGTATGCCCAGGATCTTCCTTCTGGCCGATGCCCTGGTGGATCGCGATGAGGAGGTGGCAGAGGCAGGCCTTCCGCTGGGGTTGCTGGGTGAACTGCCGGGTTACATCTGGAAACCGGGCGCGGACGGCAAACCCATCCCGGATGAGCCGCTGAAGCAGAATGATCATGCGTGCGACACGATGCGCTACGTCATTGCCGAGCATGATCTGAAAGCGAAGGTTCGCGTGCGCCATCTGTAAACGCTTGCCAGTGCTGATATGAACTGCTAGGCTAGGTGCATGATGACACAGGCGGAGATCAGCCAGTACCCGAACCGGACGCGCTACGTGCTGTTGGCGCACATCGAAGCCCTGAAGATCAACGCTCAACGTGACGCGCAGTCCGTTCGGGACGAAGCACATCAGCAGGCGCTCATGGAAGACGCCTATCGCCACTGTCGCGTGTACGGCATGGGTCGCCGCTGATCTAAAGATTCACTGGCAAGCGTGCGCCATCCGTAAACGCTTGCCAGTGCTGATCTGAACTGCTAGGTTAGGTGCATGAACAAGGGACAGCGCGTCGAGTGGACTGATGGCCGTGGCGAGCACCGTACTGGGGTTGTCGTGGGCGAGGTCTTCAAAGGGCGCCAGAAGGTGATCGATGACCGGAACGGCATCGTGTTGTACCCACGCAACGTGCGCGCATCCTGACGTCTGGAAAGACGAGAACATGGCTAAAACGGTAGTGTGTCAGAACTGTCACGGTAACGGTGTGATCAAGAAGATCAAGAACGGTGTGACCACCGAAGAGACCTGTACTGCCTGCAAAGGCAGGGGCACAGTGAATGTGGGAACGGTGTGAAGTCTGCTCCGGCGCCGGCATAACAGTTGGTCAAGAAGACGGGCACATCATCGTCATCAGATGCTCGAACGGATGCAGGAGGGGAAAGATCATGGCCAGCAAGGGCGGCAAGAACAACGACGGCGGAGACAAGCACGACGACCGGCCGCAGGATGACAACAAGGGCAAGAGTAAAGGCACCTCGCAGGAAGACAAGCGCGGGAACAGCGGCAAGAAGTAACCACAGCACGCGAGCGGCCCCGACTACGGTCCGGGCCGCTTTGCTGTACCCTTGCGCTGAAACGATCTCGCGCACGGCGATCAGAGGTGGATGGGCTATGCACTGGGAGCGTCTCAAGCCACCACCGAACCTCATCACCTGGTTGCTAGTGCTCGCCTCTCTGGTGTTGCTCTCTCTGGCCGCGTTCAGCCTGGCAGGTAGAGGTGTGGGCATGGCGGTCACCGGTGTGCTGCTGTTCGGTCTCGCCTACCTGTCCCGCACGGATGTGCCGGCGGCGCGCCGATGATGATCCCTGTTGTCCCCGGGCATCGGCGGTGCCAGCACTGCATGGATGTGCTCATGCTGAGCGTTGATGGACAGTTGCGTACAGCGCAGGGGGAACGGCTGGGTACTACCACCTGTGAGGGTATGCCTCGCGTGGCGCACAAGCTGTTGCCGGAGGTGGCGCGTGCGTAGCCCCTTCCGCAACAGCAGTCCCGTTCCCCTCGCGCCCGTACGCAGCAGTAGTGTGGTGTCCCTGCTGCGCGGCGGCAAGACCAACACCTCACCGGAGATTCAGGCGTACGGCAGTACCGGTGTGCTATTCGCCATCGTCAGCCGCCTCGCCAGTGCCACCAGCAAGGCGGACTGGACGCTGTACCGCACAGCGGCCAGTGGGGTGAAGGATGATCGCACGCCCGTCACTGCGCACGCGTGCATCGACCTGTGGGATCAGCCCAATCCGTTCATGCACAGACGCCGCTTCATGGAAGCGGCGGAGCAGCATGTTGACCTGTTGGGCGAGAGCCGGATCATCGCCAGTCATGCGCAGATCGGCAAAGACGCGGTACCGATCGAGCTGTGGTACGTGATGCCGAAACGTATCACGCCCATCCCGGATCCGTACAACTTCCTCAAGGGCTACATTTACACCAGTCCTGACGGCGACAAGATGCCGCTCGATCCCAACGAGTGCAGCGTCATCATGATGCCCGACCCTGGCAATCCGTACCGGGGTATGGGGCCTGTGCAGTCGGTGATGCGCGACATCGACAGCGCCCGGTACAGCACGGAGTGGAATGCCCGTTTCTTCGAGAACAGCGCGGAACCGGGCGGAGTGCTCGAAGCGCCGGAGAACCTTGATGACCAGTCGTTCGATCGGCTGAAAGCACAGTGGGACGAGAACCATCGCGGTGTCGCCAAGGCGCATCGCGTGGCTATCCTCGAAGCTGGCGTGAAGTGGAACGGCACCACGATCTCGCAGAAAGACATGCAATTCGTGGAGCTGTCCAAGCTCTCCGACGAGAAGGTTCGGCAGGCGTTCGGCTATCCGAAACCGATGCTCGGTGGTGTTGATGACGTCAACCGTGCCAACGCGGAAGCCGGCGAGTACGTGTTCGCGAAGTGGCTGATCGAAGATCGACTTGACCGTTGGCGCGACTGGCTGAACTTCGAAATCCTCCCGCAATTCGGAAACGCGGGGAAGGGTTTGGAGTGGGACTACGAATCTCCGGTGCCGGAGAACAGTGATCAGGAGAATGCAGCGTTGACGGCGAAGAGCAACGCCATCGCCTCCTTGGTGCCCATCGGTTACGACTCCCCGAAGTTGCTGGAGTATCTCGGTTGGCCTGACATCCCCTTCACGAAACCGGAACCTCCTCCGGTGATTGCTCCGCCGGGTAAGGAGCAGCCTCCCGCTAAGGAGCAGGATGGCTAAGCGATGGCAGGCTGTGGAGGAGAACGATGATCACACGTGCACCCCGTGCCACGAAAACGACAACCGGCTGTACAGTAACCGTGAAGACGCCTATGCCGACTACCCCGACGGGGTCGGGTATACGCAATGTGTTGGTGCCCAGTACGGCAATGCGTGCCGTGGGCGCGTGGTCAAACGGCGCGGGAAAGGTAGTTAGATGAAACCCAGCATTGGACGCATTGTCCTTGTTCCGGTCGACGCTGTGATAAACAACGGCGCGGATGTTGCGCCTGCGATCATCACGCGCGTGTGGTCGGATACGTGCGTGAATGTGCACGTGCTTCTCGATGGGCGCAACACGGAGTGGAAGACGAGCGTCCACCTGTTCGATACCGCCGAAGAGGCTGCCGTCGGACATTCCTGCTACTGGCCACCTCGGGTCTGACATGAAACCAAGTATCGCTGCTCGCGCTCGCATCGCGAAGATGGATGCCGACACGGCGCGCGTTCTCAACCGCAACGCGGAATTGATGCGTGAAGGTCTAGCGTTGCAGAAACGCCCGGAAAACCGCGCGCACGACAAGGATTGGTTCCGCATCGAGAACGCTTCCGCCGCCGAGGCTGACGTCTACATCTATGACGAGATCGGTTTCTGGGGGACGAGCGCGCAAGGGTTCATCGACCAGCTGAACAGCATCACCGTCCCGCGTCTCAACATTCACATCAACTCCCCCGGCGGGGAAGTGTTCGACGGTGTGGCCATTCACTCCGCGCTCATGGCGACCGACGCGCACGTCACCGTGTACATCGATGGTCTCGCGGCCAGTGCGGCATCTTTCATCGCCATGGCGGGCGACCGAATCATCATGGCGCGCCACGCCACCATGATGATTCACGACGCGTCCGGTCTGTGCTGGGGCAACCCTGCGGACATGACAGCCATGGGCAGTCTGCTGGGCAAGTTGTCCGACAACATCGCAGACATGTACTCCTTGCAGGCCGGCGGAACGGTGGAGGAGTGGCGCGCGCGTATGCAGGCGGAGACCTGGTATACGGGGCAGGAAGCACTCGCCGCCGGTTTGGTGGATGAGATCACCATGCCCGATGAACCCGATGAGCCGGAGGATGCTCCGACATCCCGCCTCTCTCTGGCCGCGTTCAACTTCCTCGGCCGAGCCGATGCTCCCGCTCCGATCATCTCCGTGGATGGAGAAGATCTGGAGATTGCTCCAACCATCTTGGAGGATGCTCCGACCATTGAAGCCGATGCTGCGCTTCTCAACTACAAGCGTGCGCTCACTTTGAGCCTCGCGGCCCGTAGCTCGCTGAGCTGACAAGAAGGAAAGGTAAGAGAATGCCTGATGTTGCCATTCCGGTCAACTCCGCTGAGCTGACTGAACTGCTCATGGACAAGAAGTCCATGGACATCGTGTATCAGGATCCTGCGAAGTTCGGTGAGTTCCTCACCAACTACGTCAAGGCCAGCAACAAGGCTGACGTGGACATTTCGAAGCAGGTCGACGAGCTTGTGCAGAAGGGTCTCGCGGACTTCGCGAAGCACAACAAGGTCGACTTGAAGCGCCCAGACATGCGGCCGGCGTCCGTGCAGGACGTCAAGATGCAGCGTGCCACCGGAGCGGCGTACTCCAATCAGGCACCCGGTTCGGCGCTCGATGGTGACTACGGCACCCTGTATGAATTCTTCGACACCATCGGGAAGCACCGTGATCCGCGTGAGCCCGAGGTGGCAGAGAAGCGCAAGAAGATTCAGAACGCCATGTCCAGCACGGACCCGGGCTCTGGTGGCTTCCTGATTCCGGAGCAGTTCCGGACGGAGCTTCTGCGTGTGGCGATGGAGTCGGCGATCGTCCGGCCGCGTTCGCGGGTCATCCCGATGGCCAGTCTGCGTGTTGCCATGCCGACCATCGACATCACCTCCAACGTGGCCAACGTGTTCGGTGGTGTGGTCGGCTACTGGACGGAGGAAGGTGCGGCGCTCGTTCAGAGTCAGCCGTCATTCTCGCGCGTGCAGCTTGAAGCTAAGAAGCTGACGGCGTACACTGAGTTCCCGAACGAGCTGCGCCAGGACAGCGCCGTCACGATCGAGGCTCTGCTGAACGAGATCTACCCGGAAGCCATCACCTGGTTCGAGGACATCGCGTTCTTGCAGGGTTCCGGCGCCGGTGAGCCGCTCGGCGTGTTCAACGCGGCCAACGCGAACATCGTGGTACAGGCCAAGGAATCCGGGCAGGGCACGAGCACCATCCTGTGGGAGAACCTGGTCGGCATGTTCTCGCGTATGCTGCCTGCCTCGCTGGGCAAGGCCGTGTGGATCGCCTCGATCGACACGTTCCCGCAGCTGGCTACGATGGCCCTGTCGGTCGGTACCGGCGGTTCAGCCATCTGGCTGAACAACGGTGTCGAAGGTCCGCCGGTCACCATCCTGGGTCGTCCGGTCATCTTCACGGAGAAGACGTCCGTGCTGGGTGCGCAGGGTGACATCTCGTTCGTCGACTTCTCGCAGTATCTCATCGGTGACCGCATGGCGATGAGTGCGGAGATGAGCGAGGACTACCGGTTCGGCAACGACCTGGCAGCCTACCGCATCATCGAGCGCGTTGACGGTCGTCCGTGGATGGCGCAGGCCGTCACTCCGCGCAACGGTGGTCCGACGTTGTCCCCCACGGTTCAGCTGGCAGCGCGTCCGTAACTTCTGCCGTAACCCCTGTTCCGGAGGGCGCGGCGCCCCCCATCCCGCCGCGCCCTCCACCTGCTCCACCCATCAGTCCGGCATTCACACCCCGGGCGCTCTCATTGAGGAGTTGTTGTGAGTTCCTTCGCTCCACTAGGTTACAAATTCAACACCCTGTCCAGCATCACCACTACCGCCCGTCGTGTGTCTCTGCGCAACATGCAGGGTGTGACCTTCACGGTGGTTGGCGCTACGGCGGCAACCGGTCTGACCATTACCGAAGCGAACGCTGCAACCGGCGGTACCTCGCAGACTCTCGCCGGCACGTTCGTGTACTACACGATGGCGTCCGGCGCTGGTGTGTGGGTTCGGCAGACTGCTGCTGCGTCCGGCTCCATCAACACGATCGCTGCTGCTGCTGCTTCGCTGTCCGTGTTCGTTCCTGCTGGCGCTCTGTCGGACGGGTTCGCATACGTGGCTGCATCGCACGCTACCGGCACCATCGTCTACATCGGGGAGGGTCTCGCTTACCAGCGGTTCCCGCAGAACCTCGCTGATTGGACGGTGTGACCATGGCAACCATGGTTTCCGGCAAGTCACACAGGGAACTCACTCAGGGCTTCCGCGTGGATCGCGCGGCGGCGGTCCTTCCGGCCACGACCGTGCAGACCATCTTCACGGTTACCGGTCGCGTCATCATCACCACGCTGATCGGTGAGGTCACCACGGTCTGCTCTGCGACCGCGACAAACCTGAAGATTGACGCGGTGGGTACGGCGTCCGGTGTCACTACGGCACTGGTGGTCAACTCACTGGTGACCTCGCTGACCGTGGGCACTCAGTACTGCTATACCACGCTGGGCGGTTCGGCCAGTATCAGCGCGGCCGTCAACCAGGGCAATGAGACCATCATGCCCACGGGCACGATTCGTATCACCACGGACGCCACGAATACGGGCGCCATGCGCTGGACGTGTACGTACATCCCGCTTGACGATGGCGCAAACATCGTCTTCGCGTAACAAGTTGTGGAGAGACGGAAGAGAGTAGCCATTCATGAGCAGCAGTCCGGGTACACAGACCACGGTGCCAGCACGGGTGGCTACCTCTACCGCGTTCGCCAACCTTGTGGTCGCGGTAACCGCGCGCAAGATGGTGCACATCTTCAACGAGAGCGCCGGGATCCTGTACGTGAAGTACGGGAACACTGCCAGTGCCACGGACTACACGTTGCAGATCGCAGCAGGCGGTTACTACGAGAGTCCGTCCGGCAATCCGTACTCGGGTCTGATAACCGGCATCCTGTCAACCGGTACCGGGTTCGCTCAGGTGACGGCGTACTGATATGCCACTCACTAATCCTCCTGCCGCCGGCACCGCCGTGGGGAACCTAGGGTTGCTGGCTCAGACTCCGGGGAACATTCACACCGGTTACTCATGGACGTACGGCACCACCAACAAAGGGCTTCCCGCGTACACCAGCAACCCGCAGACCGTTGCGTACGCGACCGCGCCAGTAGCCCTACTGAACGCGTGCACGTTGACCGATCTGAACACGCTGCGGACAGCGGTAGAGAATCTACGCGTGCTCACCGAGAATCTCGCAGCCCAGCACAACGCTACCGGCGCGTCTCTTCTGGCCGCCGGACTCATCTCAACCTGAGAGAGGAAACTTCAATGGCGAAGATCAATTCTCAAAGTGTAGTGTCGGACGCCACCGTCAAGGAAGACGTAGTGGTGGATGAGCCTGCCGCCGAAGAAGAGAAGCCAGAGCCGAAGCTGAGTACTCCGGCCAAGAAGAAGACGCGATGAGCTGGTATGGGCTACTGGACATCATCATCGAACAGCAGAAGTGGGTAGCGGAAGATCGAGCGCGAACCCCAGTGGCTTGCCCGAATGACGGTGAGCCGCTGCTGCAAGGCGAGAACGGCATCCTGTACTGCCCCTACGATGGCTACCGGCCGCGATCAGGAATGGAAGAATATGGAAGGGTTTGACGGACAGCTCAACCCCAACACCGTGTACCTCACGCTGAACGCCGGCAGCACCCTGGCAGCCATGTACGGTACCGGCCCCATCCCCATCAACGGCGTGGGTGCCAAGTGGAGCAACGGTGGTCTGATCATCGACGTTCCCAGCTCCACTCCCGACACGGTGGGACCTACGCGGTACTGGGTGAACGAGTCGCTGATAGCGGACATCACCCAGAAGCAGCCTGATCCGATCCCGCAGGGCATGTAGTACTGTAGTATCTGTTTCATACCGCCGCGAATGCATGGTGGGAGGGTAGGATTTTCATGGGCGTTTTCTATACCAGTCGCGAGAACGTTATGCAGGCGCTCGATATTCGGGCAGCAGCGTACACGGCTTCACGTATCGACCGTGCGATAGATAGTGCGTCTCGGAACGTGGAAGGTTTCCTCAACGGCATCTTCTACCCTCTCACTGCAACGAAGTACTTCGACTATCCGAACGGTCAGATGGCGAAAGCCGGTCGTTTGTGGCTCGAAGGAAATCAACTGATCAGTATCAGTAGTTTCGTGAGCGGTGGCACCACTGTTCCGCCGGCGAACTACTTCCTTGAGCCGAACGAGTACGGTCCGCCGTACGACCGGATTGACATCAACATCGGCACGAATTCGGCGCTGACCAGCAATCAGAGCACCGGTCAGCGCTCCCTCGTCGTCACCGGTGTGTGGATGAGCTGTGTGCAGGAGGAAAGCTCGGCGGGAACGCTGTCCGCTGCCATCTCCACAACCGCAGCCACCACGCTCACCGTGACGGGCGCGAACATCGGTGTGGGGCGCGTGCTGCGCATCGACACCGAACGGTTCCTCGTCACGGAGAAGAACTTCGTGACCAGCGGCCAGACGGGCACATTGACCAGCAATCTGAACGCCAACACGCTGACGGTTGCCGATGGCACCGTGTTCGTGTTGCGCGAGGAACTGCTGATCGATGCGGAACGCGTGCAGATCGTAGACATCGCGGGAAACAATCTGATCGTGCGGCGCGCCACCGGTGGCAGCACGCTCGCGGCGCACACCGGTTCAACCATCTTCTTCGCCCGACTATTGACTGTGACGCGCGGCGCGCTCGGTACCGTGGCAACAACGCACCTGATCAACGCACCCATCTTCTTGCACGTAGTGCCCGCGCTGATCGAAGAGCTGACTGTTGCGTACACGCTTATGCGTCAGCTCAACGAGCTGAGCGGTTTCGCGCACACGATCAGTTCCGGTGAGAGTCAGTCGCGATCGGCGTTGCAGCGCACCGTCAAGGATCTCGAAGACAATGTGAAGCGGCTGCACGGTCGGTACGCTCGGGTGCGTGCGGTATGAGCGTCGACATCAAGGAGAGCGGTCCGCTGTTCGATGGGCGCGCGAAGTCCATCATTGACCGCAGTGTGCGGGACATGCAGCATCACCTTGCCGAAGTTGGTGCGGACATGGTGCGCGGCGAATTGGAGCGCGTGCTACGCAAGGAGACCCCGTACTACCGGTTGCAGGTGACCACCACCGAGTACCCCTCACGCACGGTCATCAACGATGGTGGAGTGGTGTACGGGCCGTGGCTTGAGGGAACGGGGAGCCGCAACAAGACCACGCGGTTCAAAGGCTATGCCACGTTCCGGCGTACCGCCGCGCTGCTGGAAGCGCGCGCGAAGAGCATCCTGCAACCGTATGTGGACATGCTTGCTGAGAAGTTGAATCATGGCGCTTAACACCAGCACCCTGGTCAACGCCATCGCCAGTCACGCGGCTGCTACCGGCATGTTCGATGCGGTCAACGGACACGAGCCGAAGAACGCGCCGGGCGGACAGATGACCTGTGCCATCTGGACGCAGGATCTCGTGCCCGTCAACTCTTCCGGGCTGAACAGCACGAGCGTGCGCATCACGTTCAACGTGCGTCTGTATTTGCCGGCATTGAACACCAGTCCGGAGCAGGCGGACATGATCGATCCGCAGATGATGGATGCCGCCGATACCCTTCTGGCTGACTACGTGGGTAACTTCACGCTCAGTGGACTGTTGCGGGACGTTGATGTGCGAGGTGCGGACGGCAACCCGTTGAGCGCGCAGTCCGGATACATCACGCAGGATGGCACGGTGTACCGCGTGCTCACCATCTTCTTGCCGCTCATCATCAACGACCTGTGGACGGAGTCACCGTAATGGCAAAGCAATCCGGTCTCGGGGATCATCTCATCATCGATGGGCAGGACATCAGCGGAGACGTCAACTCCCTGTCCAGCATTCACGGGGGGCCGGCCGCCTGGGACGTCACCGGTATCGACAAGAGCGCCAACGAGCGCATCGGACTACTGCGCGATGGCGGGCTGGGTTTCGTGGCCTTCCACAATCCGGTGGCGTTGGGCACGCACGTGAAGCTGGCAGCCCTCCCTCTGGCCGACCGACTGGTGACCTATCTGCGAGGGGTGGGCATCGGTAACGATGCAGCCAACTGTGTTGCGAAGCAGATCAACTACGATCCCACGCGAGGCGCGGACGGCAGTCTCACCTTCGCTGTAGACGTACAGGCTGATGGATTCGGGCTGGAATGGGGTTTGCAGTACACGGCCGGAATGCGCACCGACACCACGGCAACGAACGGAACGGCCATCGACTTCGGCGCCGCGTCAACTCTGTTCGGCATGCAGGCCTACCTACAGATAGCTAGCGTGGTCGGCACGAGCGTGGTGGTGAAGTTGCAGGACAGTGCGGACAACATCACGTTCGCGGACATCACCGGTCTGACGTTCACCGCAGTCACTCCGGGTGGTGCACCATCCTCTCAGCGTCTGCAAACACTGAACACTGCCACCATCCGGCGCTACGTGCGCGTAGCCACTACGGGCACGTTCACCAGCGCTGTCTTTCAGGTATCCGCGCAACGCAATGAAGTTGCTGGGGTGAACTTCTAACATGCAGCCGTTCCGTATTCAACCAGCTCTCGACTCTCACGCATACGACACGTACGCCATCCGAATGCCGCGCAGCACACACCAGCGGTCGGCAACGTGCGAAGAGGTGGAGTGTGCGGCATGGCAGAACGGATGGCGCACGGTGGTGCCGAACGCTTCTCCGCAAGCGCAGTATATCCGGGCAAAGTCGGAGCGAGCGTTCACCGAGGAGCGAGATGGCGCTCTTGTCGCCTTCACGTTCTCGCCAGGGCAACGGTGCTTCGCTAGCGACAAGCACCGTGTAGTGCTTGAGCGGGAACCGGTGTTCATGAAGGTGCATGGTGACTGGCGCACTTCCGGCCAGATGAAAGCGCTAGAGCCAGCTCAGTGGCTGGACGAATTCGCAGGAAACCAAGAGCGCTTGAGTGCGCTTCACGAGAAAGGCTAGACAATGGCGAAGGCCTCAGGTCTCGGAGTCACAACGCTGAGCGTTGACGACAACACGGGAACACCGCAGGACATCCGCAACGATGTCACCAACTGGCAGATGAGTACACCGCGCGCCGTGCAGGATGTCACCGGTGTGGACAAGAGCGCGATCGAGCGGCTGCTGCTGCTGGCGGACTTCTCCATCACGCTCAACGGCGTGTACAACAACGCGGCCGGCAAGAGTCACGCAGTCTTCAAGACGGTTCCGTCCACTAGCGTGCTGCGCACTGTCAGCATCACGATCAACACCACGTCTCTGCCGAACGAGTGCCTTTTCACGGATTACGCACTCACGCGCGCGGCCAGTGGTGAACTCACATGGTCGGCGCCTGGCGTGCTCGCCGACGGCACCGTTCCGACTTGGGCATAACTGTTAGCGGATGGGGAGAACGGGTATGGCTTTTCAGAAAAAGACGTACAACCTGAAATGGGAAGAGGGGCACGCTCTTCACGGCATGGAGGTCAAGATCGGCGGACTGTCCATTGGGGACCTCGAAGTGATGGCAGCCTTGCGCACGGAGGCGGCCGGCGCCAACAGTTTCGAGAAGATCATGCCCATGTTGGAGATCTTCTCAAGGTCCCTGGTGTCCTGGAATTACGAAGATGACGGTTCGCCCATCGGTACCTCTCTGGCCGAGATCCGTGATCAGGGTGATGCTCGGGACGTCATTCCCGTCATCCTGTCATGGGTCAGTGAGGTGGGGGACATTCCCGCCCCTTTGTCTCCGGGCTCCAACTCTGGCGAGAAGTCCCCGGAGGAATCTATGCCGATGGAAGTGTTGTAACAAAACCGCCAGAGCTGGCGTACGCGGAGCTTGTGCTCGGATTGTGTCGCATGTTCAAAAAGCTACCAAGTGAGATCTACGCCGAGGATTCATCGCTACTGAGACTGTTGGAAATAGAGCGCATGGGAAGACGAGAGGAGGAGGTGCTCGATGTCGAATGAAGTCACCATCACCGTTAAGGTGACCAACAACACCAAGAGTGACGTTGATGGTATCAATAAAGGCGTAAAGAGCATTGGCACCTCTGCCAAACAGAGCAGCGATCAGATCGATCAAAGCTTTGTCCGCGCGCGCGACAGTCTCGGCCGGTTCGTCAAGGATAGTGAGCAGGGTGCTACACGTACCAAAAAAGACTTTCAGGATCTTGGAAGTATTGGAGACAAAGCTTCTTCGATCTTCTCGAAATTCTCTGCATCCCTCCTCAAGGGTCTAGACGGTCCGGCAAAGCAAGTGGCGGACTTTGCTGGCCAAGTGGACAAGGCTGGATTCTCTATGGCATCCGCCGGGGCTAGCGGTACAGCGGCCAGTGGCGGGATTAACCTACTTGTGGGAGCAGTGGGAACAGCAGCAGCCGCCATTCCAGTTATGGTGACGGGTTACCTCGCGCTGGGTCCGGCGCTATCCATTGTTGCCGGAACTGCGGCGGCTGCTGCTACTGCTCTTGCTGGCGTAGGTCTCAGTGTTGGCGTACTTTCGATCGGCTTTGGTGGGATCGGCGCGGCCTTGACTGCGCATACTAAGCAGATGGCGGGGGCCGGCAAGGCTGCTAGCGACACGGCGGAGCAGGAGCACGCGGCTGCTGAGCGCATCCGCAGTGCCACCATCACGCTCAAGGATGCCAAGGAGTCCGAGAAGCAGGCCAGTCAGAATGTTACTAAGGCCATCGCTGAGGAGATCGACCGGCGCAAGCAACTATCACTTGACCTCGCCAGTGCAGCAGCAGCAGCTTCGGATGCGAAGCAAGCTGTAGTTGAGGCTGAGGAGAAGAACCGGCGCGCGCAGATCGCCGGTAGCGATTGGGAGAAGGCGGAAGCCGCTAACGCTCTTGCCGACGCTAAGGCGGAGTATGACCAACGTGTCGGCAAGGTGCAAGATCTGACCAAGGAGAAGGACAAGGCTGCCAAAACCTCGGTGGCGCAGTCCGACATCGTGAGCGCGGCCAGTCAACGAGAAAAAGGGGCGCAGGAAGCTGTCACCGAAGCACAGCACAACCTCGGTGAGGCGCAACGGAAGCAGACTGCTGCCAGCTCGGCCGCTGCTGGTGGGGTGAACGCGTTCAACGCGGCGATGGCCAAGTTGTCCCCGAACGCACAGAAACTGGTGTACGCGCTGCTCTCCATCGAACAGCGTTTCGATGGGATCAAGAAGCGCGTTCAGGATCGGTTGCTGGACGGGTTCGATAAGAGCGTCACCGATCTCGCCAACACGTGGTTGCCGAAGTTGGATGATCTGCTGGGCAATATCGCTGATCATCTGAACAGTCTTGGCAAGGCGTGGATGAAGTCGCTGGGCAGCAGCGACTTCGTGAAGGACATCGAGAAGGTGGGCAAGGGGTTCGGCGGTTTCATCGATCAGATGAGCGGAACCGGAACGGCGCTCATCGACATGTTCGGTCGTCTGGCCGCTGCTGGCGTGCCGGTGTTGAAGGTGATCGGCGGATTCATTGAGAGCATTGCGAAACGCTTCGATGCGTGGATCAAGAGTGCCGACAAGAGCGGCAAGCTCGATAACTTCATGGCGGGCGCGGCGAAGACGCTGCAAACCATCTTCGATATCATCACCGATCTGATGACCATCGCCGCCGATCTCATTGAGATCTTCTTTCCTTCTTCGCAGAAGAACGGACAGGGGGCGCTCGACGCCATCGACAAGGCGTTGAAGAGTCTGGACAAGTATCTCAAGGATCCGAAGACACAGAAGAACATCGCAGACTTCCTTGCGAAGATGCAAGAACTGTATAACTTCGTGGTCAACGACTTGGGCCCGATCTTCGTATGGTTGGCGAAGACGGTAGCTAAGCAGGTTGGTAATCTGCTTAGAGTCATCTCTGACATCTACCCCAATTTCAAGACAGCGGGCAGGAACATCGGGAAGGTGTGGGATGACATCACCAGCAAGGCGAGTGGTGTTTTCTCATGGTTCGGCAAGATGGGTAGCTGGTTGAGCCGAACACTGAGCGGCAGTTTCGATGGACTGAAGAATGGTTTCCGTAACGTGATGAACTGGGTGATCGGGAAGTGGGACAGTCTCAACTTCACCATGCCTGCCATGCTTGGCGGAGGAACCTACGGTGTGGGCACTATCCCGTATATGGCGAGCGGCGGTATCGCCAACGGCCTGACAATGATCAACGAGCGCGGCGCAGAACTAGTGAAACTTCCGAGCGGGAGCATGGTATATCCCAGCGGCCAGAGCAAGGGCATGGCATCGCAAGGATCCGGCAAGAGTGGCGGAGACACTGTGCTATACGTAGAGCAGAGCGGCAACCAGCTTGTGGACGTGCTGATCGAGGCATTGGCCGGCAAGATTCGTAAGCGCGGAGGGAACGTTCAGGTTGTGCTCGGTACACGAGGGTCGGCGGTCGCCTGATGGCCTTCCCTCAGAGTCCGCTAGGAATCAAGGTTCAGCTCAACCTTCAAGGTTTGGGCTGGACTGATATCGTGCGCGACAACACCAACGGATACCGCGTTCTCATGGAGAACGGTATCGACATCACGCGCGGGCACTCCGCAGAGCAGCAGCGCACAACGGGCAGCAGTCTCTCGTGTACGATTCTTGATCCCAACGGTGTCTTCAACAACACCAATCCGCGCAGCCCGTACTATGGCATCCTGCCTCGCAACATGCCCATCCGTTTCTTTGTGCAACGTCCCACCGTAGCGCTGACCATTCCGAGCAACGGTACGGGTTCCTTCGTAGCGCCGAGCGTCGCCAACTTCAACGGAGCCGGTGACTTCGACATCATCGTAGATGTTGACCTCACGCGGATGCGGCAAGAGCCGGGACATGTTCTGTGCGCTCGCTGGAATACGGGTGCGCAGCGGCAATGGTCGATCCGGATCAGCTACACAGGGCAGGTGATTTACACTTACTCCACGGACGGAACGACCATCATCACCGTATTCAGTAGTGTCAGTCTGCCCACGCAGAATGGTCGCATCGCCATCCGCGTCTTCCACGATGTGGTGAGCGGCGCCAACAACACCGTTCTGTTTCAGACAGCGCCGACCTTTGCGGGAACGTTCACCAACCTCGGAACCTTGCAGACCATTGCGGGGAACGTCACGCTGTTCAGCGCATCCGTGCCGTTGGAGATCGGAAGCGGCAACGGGGGTGCCGGTACTTTCACCAACTACAGTACGGCGTCGGGGCGCGTGTACTACTTCCAACTTCAGATCAACGGCACAACCCGCGCGTCTGTGGACTTCACGGCGCGGACGGTCAACTCCACCACGTACACGGATCCGCAGGCGAACAACTGGGCACTGTCGGGTGGCGCGAATGGCCTTCTGGCCGAGGTCACCAATGCCGACTACCGTTTCTACGGTGAAGTCAGTAGCCTACCTCAAACGTGGGATTCAACCGGCAAGGTGGTGAAGGTAGCGCTTGAGGCTGCTGGCGTGATCCGCCGGCTCGATGCGAACGCCACACCGTTGCGCTCCCCCATCTACAAGAACTTCATCAACCTCCAACCCACCGGTTACTGGCCGATGGAGGATGGCAGCAATGCCACACAGGCGGGTAGCTCTGTTGCCGGAAGCCCCAGCGCAGCTCTGACGGACATGACTTTTGATTCCGACACCACTCTGCCCGGAAGTGCCGGAGTGGCTGTGTGTGGAGGAACGGGGCCACTCTTTACGGGAACGGCGAAGAGCAGTGTCAGTAACTCGACCACACAGGCAAACTTCGTGTTCTTCTTCAAGTTCCCGAGCATCCCGCTCAGCAACTTGACGCTCTTTTCGGCGAGCATTGCGGGCGGAAGTGCTGCGCGTGTTGATTTCGTGGTGGAGACGGCGGCCTATCGGGTGAACGTGTACGACAACGCCGGGGGACTTCTGACAACTGCTGCGTTCACATACGGGGCACTGCCTACCGATTGGGTGGCAATGAAGATTAAATTGCTGCCTTCCGGTAGCAATACGATCATGAGTTTCGAATGGACTGCTGCCGGTGGTGGTCCATCTTTCTTCGTGAGCGGACCGTTCTCGTACGCGGGCACTCCGGGCAGATTCAACAAACTGCTACTTCAAGGTGTTGCCGCACTCAGTGGAGTGCGGGTGGCACATCTGCTGCTCACTCAGTTTGACGTGCCGTTCACGACCTACGCATTCGCCGCCTACAGTAGCGGATATGTTGGTGAAACTGCCGGTGATCGATGGGTGCGGGTACTCCGCGATAACGGTATCAGTTCCAATGTCATCGGGCTGAGTGCGGATACCGAACTGATGGGGCCGCAGCCCATCGATACGATCATGAACATCCTGTATGAATGCGCAGACGTTGACGGCGGTGAAATTGTAGAGCCGCGCAACCGCCTGGGGCTGGACTACCGCACGCGTGTCAACATGTTGAATCAGTACGGCCTAGGACTGAGTTATGGCTACGGCCAGACGGTCAAACAGCTGAGCGGTACGATCGCCCCGGTGCCTGATGACCTCGGCGTAGCCAACGACATCACGTTGAGCCGACGTAACGGCGCTAGCGTGCAGGTCACGTTGGACAGCGGCCCCATGAGCACACTCGACCCCACCTCGGGCGGTATCGGCCGGGTACAGAGCGCGCCGGAAATCAACAATGCCACGGATGACCGTCTGTTGGCGTTGGCGCAATACATGCTGGGGTTGAGTACGTGGATCGAGCCTCGCTATCCGACCGTGCAGATCGCATTGCACCGGACGAGTGCGTTCTCTTTCTATGATGCATCCTTCACTCTGGCCGCGAACACTGATATCGGAGACGTCTTCGGTATCACGAACCTTCCGCCGTGGCTACCGCCGGACGCCTTGTTTCTGATCGCGCGCGGGCAGAGTGAGACCTTCACTCAGTTCACGTGGGATATCACGTACAATGCGACCCCGGGCTATCCGTACGTGATCAACATTCTCAGCAACATAAGCAGCGAGGTGAAACGTGCGGATTCCAGCAACACCGTACTGAACGCCGCGATCACCAATAGTGCGACGAGTGCGAGCTTCAAAACTACCACCGGCGCTCTGTGTGTGACAACGGCTGCTAATCCGGCAGAGTTCCCGTTTGATGTGATGATCGGCGGGGAACGCATAACGGTCACGGATATCACGGGGACCGCCTCCCCGCAGGCGGCTACCATTACCCGTAGCGTAAACGGTATAGTCAAAGCACAGGTCATCAATGCGCCCATTACGTTGCCGGTAGATACTGCCATGCTGTTAGGACTCTGATCATGCCTCTGTATCCGAACTTTCAAGTCTTCCAGCGCGTGACTGCTGACCTGCTCAACGCCACAACGCCGACCGTCATTCTGAAAGCTACGTCACTGCCGGCCGTAGTCAGTAGTACTACGCTGGTCAACGATGGTGAATTCCTGAACATCCCGCTCGGTATCGGAGTATGGGAAATTCAGTTCTTCCTACACGTCACCTCCGATGCCACCGCTGCATCTACTCTCGGTCAATTCAAGAGTTCGTGGTTGTTCAGCGGTACCGCGACCGGTTTCAAGAATTGCATCGGGTCTGGCCCGACGAACAACGTCGTCACGACGACGGACGTCGGAGTCGTGCGCATGTCTGTGCATGGCCTAGCGACTGCCGTTTCTTACGGCACACGAGGAACGGCTAACTTCAACCGTATCGAAGAGCGTTCCGTCATAACGGTGACCGCTGCCGGTACGCTTACTCTTCAATACGCGCAGGTTAGTTCGAGCACAACGGCGACGTCTATTCAAGCAGGTTCATGGATGACCTATAGGCAGATCGGATAAGCCATGACCGTATTCGGATGGGACCAATCGCACTTCGATGCACCCAGCATCGGAAACGCCGTCTCTCAAGGAATCGTGTTCATCACGCATAAGGCAGGTGGGGATGCCGACGATGCGGAACTGAACACGTGGTGGAATGGCGTGAAAGGTCTCGGCCCGGAGGTACTGCTGGGTGCGTACTGGGTGCTGTATCCCGGAAGTGCCAGCAGTAGAGCAGACTCATTCCTAGCGCGGCTGGACAGCCAGTGCCCCGGTTGGCGAGATCGGCCGTTCATTCTTCAAGCGGACTGCGAGAAGTGGAACGGCGACTCCAGCACCGTTCCGAGCAAGAGCGATATTCAGACGTTCTGCGATCGCCTGCACTCGAAGATGCCGAAACTCCGTCCCATCGTGTACGGCCCATCTTGGGTATACGGATCCTCGCTGACCGGTCTCAGCTATCCTCTGTGGGCAAGCTCCTACGTGAGCGGAAGCGGTAGCTTCGCTTCGCTGTATCCGGGGGATGGCAGCTCGAAGTGGGACAGCTACTCCGGACAAGTGCCGGCTGTGCTGCAATACAGCAGTAGCGCGAACATCGGCGGACAGACCACGTGCGACGCCAACGCGTTCCGTGGAACCCTGCAAGAACTAGTGGCGCTAGTCGCGCCAGGATGGACCGAGGTACCTCAGATGGAACTGACCGACAAGATCGGCGATGAGACCTACCCCAACCGCACCGTGCAGAACGTCTTCCAAGACCTCGCGCAGTTGCGAGGTTTCCTAGTGGGAGACAACGGGGACACGGCCAGTGCGAACATCAAACTGACCGCACCCGTCCAGAACCTGGTGGGACTGAAGTCGGCAGTGCTGGCGCTCCCCACGGTGGCGCAGATCGTTGCGGCTGTGGTGGCAGCACTGCCGCCCGGCAACGTGGATGTGCCCGCTCTGGCCGCTGCTCTGATTGCAGCGGGCGTTACCGGTGGCGCCACCCCGGAGCAGGTGGGCACGGAGTTGCGTTCCGTTCTCGGTTCACTCGACAACTAGTTCCGTCCTCCGTAGTCGAGTGAATAGAAAGCGGGATCATGCGTGAAGCGATGGCTGGCGCGGATATTGACACGCGACGTGATTTCCTTTCTGGGGGGATGGTTCATCATCCTGTATCAGATGTTGGAAGTTCCGCCCACGCAAGTGAACGAATGGTTTCTTCTGCTGGGCGGATCCCTGATCGGCGTACCGGGGGTGGCGGAGATCATCGCGCTCAGGAATGGACGCGAGAAGCCTACGGACGAATCGCCATTGCCACCTCCGGCGGTAGCCTCATCGTCGCTACCATCCTCGTCATGATCCGCTTGAAGACGGGCGGGTAGACCATGGCGCCGACGCGGCCTCTGAGGTACACCCTGTACGTAGTGCTGCTGGTGGGTCTGCTGTCACCCGTACTGAGTGTGTTCGTGGCGCAGAGGGCGGCGGAGCGCTCCGTTCGGGCATCCCAGGTCACTGCGGATGCAGCGGCCGAGAAGAGCCGCATGCAGTACTGTGACCTGCTCACGGCGCTACTGAACGTGTACATAGATGTACCGCCCGTGTCCGCAACGGGTAGGGCGGTACAAAAGGAATATCTCATACAATATCAGATGCACGGGTGCCAGCCGCCCAGAGAGAAGTGATCATGACAGACAGCGGCCAGAAGAGCATCACCCGAGATGCCGCGCTCGGGCAGCTCACCCAGTACGCTCTAGCCGTAGCAGCCACAGCGGCTCTCGGCGCGCTGAACGCGCTCGATCTCAACACCCTGCCCGGTTGGCTACTGGGTGCCGGCACTCTGGCCGTGACCACTGCGGTCGGTTTCCTCACCAACTACCTCGCGAAGCGCAAGACGGCGTAGTCTGAACAGCAGGAAACCCCCGATCCCGGTTCAGGATCGGGGGTTTCTTTGTGTCAGAGATTGTATTTCTGAACGTTTTCTTTGGCCGAAGCGAGCGCCTGACTCCATGACGCGCCAAAATCCTGCTCACTCTGCAAGTACGCGAGGAAGTATCTCGCCTCTGGGTCGGCAGGCACTTCGCCGTTTACGCAGAGCTGATTGATACTCTTGCGGGCAGTAGCCACGGAGTCCGTGAGCAGATCTGCGCGTTTCAGGATCTCACCCACCAGGCATCCGGTGACAGCCGCCCCCTCGGCTGGAATTTCATCTTCCTCCCCATCAAATTCGATGAGTTCAAAGCGGGGGTCGGTGGTGGAAATGTAGAAACAGTAGTCCGACCCTCCATCGCTGTAGGCGAAGCCCGCACCTCGCTCCGCCACTACCGCTTCCGCGTACTCTACTGCCTTTTCGTAGGTCAACTGCTCAGTCATGCCTGTGCTCCTTTTCCTGAACGTTTGCGGGTTGCCCCGGTACCGAGACCCTTGCCGCTGGAATTCTTGATCGAATCCATCTTCGGCGCGTCCCCGGTGTCGATCCGCTTGTTGCTGATCGCTTCCTCCGGAATCTCACCGGTTCGGATACGGTCTGAAGTCTTGCCCTTCAACGGCTCCATGTACACCATGCTATCAGTTCGTTTTCGCACTGTCCAGCCGGACACGCTTGATGATCTGCCCCACCATGGCAAGTTGAACACCCTGCCGATTCCACCTGTCCTTACCGGCATACACACCTCCGAGCGATCCGGGGGCAATCCCCTCCTTCGCTACGATCCATGCACCACACTCGCGGAACACAGACAGCGGGCACTCTCCGCACAGATCTTTCGCAGCCTGCCGTTCTGCCATACCGCGTTTGCTGACATCCTCGTTGAAGCCACCTTCCGCCGTTCCTACGTCCTTACTGCATGCGCTCCTGCTCCAATCTGGCTCTGGCACAGCGGCCAGAGGGAGAGCTGCCGCATACCCCATCCTCTTGCGCGGAGGTTGCACTTCCTTCGGCTTACGCCGGTTCGCCGTGTACTGCTCCATGAGCCATACTGCGTGCGGGCACACGCACCTCACGCCACCTGAATCCCTGTTGGTTCCCCGCGCCCATGCCAGATTGTTGTGCCCGAGCGCAAGGCACTCCTCCGCTATCCTCCACGGTCCGCCCTTGAACCATGCCGGAGATTCACTGCGCTGACGTTGTCCCTCCGTCAGCCTGCCCCGGTACTCCTTGGAGATCCTGCGCATACGGATGAGATCCTTCTCGTACAGGGAGCGCGCGCGAGGGCAGATGCAACCGTGCTTGCCGGCGTACAACGTGCAGTGCCGGGAGGCAACGCACTCCTCCACTATCCGCCACGGCCCTCCTCCTTCAAGGCGCCACCCGTTCATGAGCGCCATGAGATCACCTGCCACAGGAGCACTGCCATTCCGGAGGTAAGGAGCAGGCGCCCCGTGCTCCATAGGAGCATTGCTCCCACGCGCCACGGAGCAGGAGCATTGTCGCGGAATCTCCGTTGCATGGCTGCGCGCCGGAGGGAGATTCTCCGTAGGTTCCCCTTGTTCAGTTGCACGTTGTACACCGGAGCAGTAGCGAAGATGCACACGGCTTCAAGGAGATCCACCACCCTGGGAGCATGCAGGAACAGCCACCTCGGGAGCGGGAGGATTCTCCACGGTTTCGGATCGAGGTCACTCCACGACTTCGGGACAGCTCGATACTTCCCTCCTCCGATGGTGTGCTGCGCCCACCGTAGGCGATAGTCCCTCGTCTGGCCGGTGTACCCGTTGTGCCGGCCGATCACCGGTAGCCCGATCAT